ACATCCATTCGTGCTTCCAGCGCAGATGTGTTTCTGACAACACCCAGAATGGTTTCCGCGCTTGCCAGCAGACTGCTTTTCTCCGTCAGGTAGGAATTCACCGCTTTGATGAAAGCCTGCTGAATTTCCTCCTCGCCAAGAGCCGGGGTCTCGCATTTCTTTCCGTCGCTGTATTTGTTATTGCAGCGGTAAATCGTCCTGCGGTATTTGTCGTTGGAGTGCCAGACTTTTGAACCGTACCAGTTTCCACATTCTCCGCATTTGACCTTTGAGGAGTAAATGCTGACCCCGCTGTGCCGTCCGGCTTCCATATCGCGCTGAAGAAGCTCCGCCTGCACATGGTCAAAAACCTTCGGGTCTATGATGGCTTCGTGATGTTCGGTTACGTAGTATTGAGGGACCTCACCCTCATTTTTCTTTTTCTTCTTCGTCAGGTAATCCGTGGTGTACACCTTTTGAAGAAGAGCGTCACCCTTGTACTTTTCATTGGTAAGGATGGAGCGCACACAGCCGTGCCCCCATTTCTCTTTGCCGCCGGGTGTCGGGATGCCCTGTTCCGTCAGAATCTGTGCGATTTTGTAGGGCGAGTAGCCTTCAAGGAAAAGCTTGTAAATGAGCCGGACGGTAACCGCCTGTTCTTTGTTAACGACCAGGTTGCCGTCCTCGCCGCGCTCGAAGCCAAGGAAGCGACCGAACGGAACCATCGCCTTGCCGTCTGCAAATCTTTTTCTGTGACCCCACGTTGTGTTATCGGAAATGGAGCGGCTTTCTTCCTGCGCAAGGCTTGACATGATGGAAATCAACAGTTCGCCTTTGCCGTCAAATGTCCAGATGTTCTCCTTCTCGAAATAGACCTCAACGCCAGCCTCCTTCAGCTTTCGTATTGTGGTCAGGCTGTCAACGGTGTTTCGTGCGAAACGGCTGACGCTCTTTGTGATGATGAGCTGAATCTTTCCGGCAAGCGCATCGGCAATCATGGCTTTGAAACCGTCTCTGTACCGTGTGTTACAGCCCGTGATCCCTTCGTCTGCATATACCCCGACGAACTCCATATCGTCACGGCTTTGGATGTAGTCAGTGTAGTAGCTGACCTGAGCTTCGTAGCTGGATTCCTGTTCTTCGTGGTCTGTGCTGACTCGGGCATAAGCCGCCGTTTTTCTTTTGGTCGGCTTCATCAGTGAATCCATTGAGAATTTATTGATGGTAGCCGGTATTACTCTTATATTCTTTGCCATGTTTCCTCCTTGCCGTCTTTGAAGCGGTAGGTCAGGCTGCCGTCTTCTTCGACTGTAATTCTTTCAACTTTATCCGTGAAAGCCTGTTCGTCAAATTCCTCAAGTCCCAGCATAAAGGCCGAAACGCATCGAAGCGCATAATCGGTATAGTTTATCGTGCTGTCGCATCTGTCTTCACCCTTATGCTTCTTGGCGGCACAGTACCAGTAGCACCATTTCTTCGCCGAAACAGTTCTGTGGTATGCGTATCCGCACTTTCTGCAGAAAACCTTATTCTGAAAGCAATCCGTGACAGTGAATTTTGGTCTTGTATCGTTGACGTGCAGGTCTTTCCAAACCTTCGTTTTACCGCCGAGCAGTCGGAACTCAAGGTCTCCGCCGTCCAGAACGGTAATACCGATAACCTCCTGCAAGAAGATTTCCTCATCGAATTCTTCACAGCCAAGCGCCCATGCGCAGATCCGCTTCAGCTCTTCTTCCTGAAAATTGCGGTTGTCGCAGGTCGTCCCGACTTCCTTTTTTGCTCTGCAAATCCAGTGCGTGAAGCGTTTTCCTCTCACTACACCGGATTTACGGGTGTAGGCTTTCCCGCATTTTCCGCATTTGATTTTGCCCGTGAAGCAGTTGAGTGGCGGCATTGTGGCAAGCCTGCGCTCGTGCTCTTTCTGTACCAACTCCCAGGTTTCTCTGTCGATGATGGCTTCGTGGGCATTTTCCAGGTAGTACTGCGGAAGCTCTCCGCAGTTCTTGACCTTCTTCTTTGTAATGGGGTCTGTCACATAGGCTTTTTGAAAAAGGATGTCACCGGCATAAATCTCATTGTGAAGAAGGCTACGGAGTGAACCCTCCTGAAATGACCCTCCGTTTGTTCCTCTGTAGCCCATGATGTTGATTTCATCGCAGATGATATGGAGCGGAACCTGCTCCAAATACCGTTTGAACATCAGCCGGACAATTTCGGCTTCTTCGGGGATGATCTCGTATTGCTTCGTTTCATCGTTGTATTGCAAACCGAAGAGGTGCTTATTGCACCTTCCGGCTGTGCCGTTTTTGAAGCGTTTTCTGAGCCCCCATTTCACATTGTCGGAAATGCTCCTGACTTCCTCCTGCGCGAAGGATGCAAGAATGGTAAGCATTACCTCTCCGTCACCGGAGAAAGTGCTGATGTTCTGCTCTTCAAATCTGACCTCGACACCGATTTCTCTCAAGTGCCGCACTATTTCGAGCAGGTCAACCGTATTTCTGGCAAATCGTGAAATCGACTTGGTCAGAATAATGTCGATGCGACCGGCTTCTGCGTCTTCCAGCATTCTTTTGAACTCGTCCCTGTGAGCTGTTTCCGTTCCCGTTGTCGCATAGTCAGCGTACACGCCAACATAGATCCAGTCCGGGTTCTTCTGTATTTTTTCGCTGTAGTAGCTGACCTGAGCGGATAGTGAATGGAACAAACGCTCCGTAGCTACAGACACTCTTGCATAGGCGGCTACCTTCTTTTTCGGCTTGAAAATCGGCACTTTCGGCTCTAATTTTTCAACTTTCGGCATAGTAGTACCTCCTTAAATCAGTGATCATATATGCCTCTGTTTTCACGAATTATCAAGTCATATTCGGATAATAATGTGCCGAAAGTTGGACGATATTTCTCGGTAAAAATTGTATCAATCTGACGATACTCTTCCTCTGTCAAAAGGCCTTTTTTCAGCAGACTTTTCGCCATGGACATGGAGGCAAGATACAGCTTTTCGTTTTCCGTCATCGTATCGCACCTCCGAATCTGTCCTCGACATAGCATTCGTGGCTGCAATACTTCCGATTGGGATTCCCGTAGGCGGTGAACTCTTTACCGCAGGACGGACAGGTAAATGTATAAACGGCTTTTCGCTTTACGATTTCAAGGTGCGAATTCCACCATTTGTTTCTGCAACTGTCGGAACAGAATCGTTTTTGCTTCCGTCCGGGGATTTGCAGAACAGGCTTCCCACAGAATTGGCAGGTGCTTCCGTCAGATGGTGTCGGTTCAACCGATTCTGTAAGTCCGGCTCTGTGGCAGTAGGATTTTACCGCACTGTCCGATAAGCCAATTACCTGACCGATTTTTTTATAGCCAAAGCCCTGTCCGCGCAATTCGGCGATCTTCATTTTTTGCTCGTTTGTCAATGTAGTAACCTCCGGATTTTCAGTAGAGGGCTATCGTTAATTCTTTCCCTCCCTGACCCCTGAAAGAGAATTACGTGGCAAACTGCCGGAAAAACGAGCAAAAAAATAAGCCCTCCACAGATATTTCTATCCGCAGAAGTTCTGTTACAGAATCTATATGGCTTTTATTTGTAACATTTTTCAAAACATTTTTTGTCGAATATTGAAATATCGATGGGTTTGTACTATAATATTATTTTGAGTTGGTGTGCCGTTCTTTGTACTTCAGCAAGTACGGCTTTCATTTTGTGTAAAAAGCCAACAGATATTGCGAAACGGATAAGTGAATGGAAACCCTTAAATTGAAGGTGTCGCACAAACCGTTAATAAAATAAAGAGTCAATAAATCTGAAAGGATGGCGGGCTTCTCATATATTAAGGAAGCCTGACAGATGATGAAACAGAACGGACAGATAAAAAGAACCACCTCTGCTGCGGGGGGGGTAAAACCACAAAAATGAATCAGAAAACGCATATTCGATGGACATTGGTATTGTATGATGCCATCATTTTAATCCTAATAGATGTTCTGCTTCTGTATCTTTATAAAGGTGCAGGAACGTTAGATGCAGGTGGCTTAATCCTTCATTTCATAGTGTCCACCGCAGCAATTTTCTTATTTCGTTTCCTGTGGAAAATATATAGTCAGATATGGAGATACGGCGGAATTCAATGCTATATCCGGTTATTGGTATCTGATGCTTGTGCCTTTTTTACATATACTGCGGTAAACCTTGTTCTACCCGTCCATCGAATCGCATTTGTAAAGGTTCTGGCAATAGTATGCTTTAACTGCCTCGCAGCCTTATCCATCCGTATGATTTATCGCTATGCCTATAAAACAGGCCGTTTAAGTTGGTTACTTAAAATTTTTACCGGTGGTCAGGTTACACCCAATGCAAAATCTGAGGGTCAGAAGATCAAAATTGCAATTGTTGGTGCGGGAAGCAACGGAGCTAATTTAGCAACGGATCTTATTAACAATCCTAACTCAGCGTATTCCCCAAGATGCTTTATTGAAACCAGTGCTCCTAAAATTGGGCGGCAGATTCAAGGGATTCCCGTTATTGCCGAAACAGAAAATGTACTGAATGAACTATCAAAGCATGAGATACAGGAAGTAGTCATTGCCATTCCCCAGCTTTCAGTTGAGCATAAAAAGAGACTGTACGATTTTTATACCTCTGCCGGGTATAAAGTCAAAGTATATGATTACCCTGTTTTGAATATTCCAGGGAAAAAGCGTGAACTAAGGCCATTCGATATTGAAGAGTTGCTTTTTAGAAAACCCATCGTTGTTACCGATGAAAATGTCGGTGCTTACTACAAAGACAAAGTAGTGATGATTACCGGCGGCGGTGGGAGTATCGGCAGTGAATTATGCAGACAGATTGCAAAGATGTCGCCCCGGCAGCTGATTATACTGGATGTCTATGAGAACGGAGCCTACGACGTTCAGCAAGAGCTAAAAATGCAGTATAGCAAACAGCTTGACGTAAGAATTGTAATTGTTTCTGTTTGCAATCGAGATGGTCTGGAACGTGCATTCAAAAAATACCATCCGCAGATTGTTATCAATGCTGCTGCTCACAAACACGTTCCCCTCATGGAAGATGATTGTATTGAAGCGGTCGAGAATAATGTATTTGGCACAATGAATACGGTGGAACTGGCCGAAAAGTATGGTGCGGAACGGTTCCTCATGGTCAGTACGGATAAAGCCGTAAACCCGACCAATGTCATGGGTGCAACAAAGAGAATGTGCGAGATGATTGTTTTAAATCATCAGGGCAACATGGTATGCACTGCCACAAGATTCGGAAATGTTCTCGGCAGTGCAGGTTCTGTTATACCGCTATTTAAAAAACAGATTCTTGCCGGTGGCCCTGTCACCATCACTGATAAAAGAATTATTCGCTACTTCATGACAATCCCCGAAGCGTCACAACTGGTTCTCCAGAGCGGTGCAATGGCAAAAAACAGAGAACTGTTTGTACTTGACATGGGTGAACCAGTAAAAATACTTGATTTAGCAGAAAACATGATACGGCTCAGTGGTCAGAGTGATGTAGAGATTGTCGAAACCGGACTGAGACCCGGGGAAAAACTCTATGAAGAACTTTTGGTAAAAACAGAAGACATGGGCAAAACAGACAATGAACTGATATTTATCGAAAGAGATAAGCCAATAGATCAAAACGAATTGAAAGAAAAGATTCAGGTACTGAAGGCTGCTGTCAAGAATGGTAAAGATGAAGATGTTAAGATAGCCTTAGCAACTGTCATTCCGAGCTATGTACCAAAGCACTGAATCGTCTAATACCTCCTCTTCCTATGAATGGGGAGGTATTTTCATATAAACAAAAATAAGCCCTCCACAGATATTTCTATCTACAGAGGGCAAGATTAGGTGTATAGTATTACCGGTTTGGTATTTTCAAAACCTGACCAACATAAATGGTATCGTATTTCAGACAATTCAGTTCCTTGATTTCCTTATACCGTGTGCCGGAGCCGAGGTATTTCTTTGCGATGTTCCAAAGGCAATCACCGGACTTCACCGTATAGGTCGCCGTGGTTTTTGGCTGTTCGACAGTCTGGGCTACAAAAGCGAGGTCGGCAATATTCACGGGCGACATGATTCCGTGCTTTCCGTTTTCGTCCTTGTCGATGACGGCTCTGTCACCACTGATAGAATAGATGTACCAGTTGAGAGCCTTGACCCATTCGGGGATGGTCTTTCCGCTGTAATACTTCGTGCCGGTGATTCTGACGAGATCACCCTTCTTGAAAGAAGCGGTGGGCTGCTGTTCCGGCGCGGGTTCGGTTTTCTGCTCCGGAGTGGGTTCAACCTTCTGTTCATCTTCGTCATAAAGCGGATGACCGAAGGAATCGATATAACTGTTGGAAAGACTGTAGGTATGTTTCTTTACGGCATCACCGGAGTTTCCTTCGACCGTAGTGACCTTTTCACCGCTTACCGCAGTGACGATTCCGGTATGAGAAATCGTCCCGCCGGACGTGAAGAAGATCTGATCTCCGACCTTCGGATTTCTGTCACAGCGGCCTTTGTTCTTATAATACTGCTTTGAGTACTTGCATCCGGCACCAAGGTCACCGGTCTGGCATTCGATACGCTGTCCTTCCGTTTTTCCGAATGCTTTATAGAAGCACCAGTCCACGAAAACATCACACCAGGCAAATCCGTTTTTGTTGCCATTATAATAGCCCGCGTCACGAAGATCACGGGCATACTTGGTATAGTTGTTGCTGCCTGCGTTGGCGGTAGGATCATCAAGCTTACTGTTGGAAGCTTTCTCTTTGTATCCGACCTCAGCCAGCGCAATCTTAATCACATCACTTGCTTTCGCCATGGTTATCCTCCTTTTCCGAGCGGTCGTGTAACTGCTCAAGAACCTCCTTCAGTTTGTTAGGGATAGGCAGTCCAATGTGTGCAGCATTCTAAAT